GTGGAGTTTCATCGCTGCTTCTGGAACCAGGCGGACAGCCAGACGGTCGGCTTGGCGACCAGGTCGTTGAGGTAGTCGAGGCCGGTGTCCGTCGGATTCACCTTCTTATGCTGCGCCGCGTTCAAGCGCAGCGCCGGGCGGCGCTTCAATCCATAGGCGCTCGTCTCGCACCGGAGCGTGATCGACCCGGACTCATCGTTCACGCCGACGTTGAGCGTGTCCATCACTCTGTACATCTTGGCCGCCCGCCCGCGGTATTCCTCGACCGAGCCCACGGCCAGCGACAGCCAGGCCGGCTGGGCGGAGTTGATCGTGAAGTTCAGCGGCCGGGATTCGAGGCCGTCCGATTCCTCGACTGTGCCGATCGAGCCGAGCGTGCCGACGCCTGACCACTCGAAGCCACCCCACACCAGCGGAATGTTCGCGGTGGAGAGGCGCGATGTGGCGGACGCGAACAGGAATTCGACAAAATAGACGGTGCGCGTGACCGGCTTGGCCAGCTCCGCGTTCTGTGCTGCAGTGGTCATCGGTTCCTGATCTCAAAAAGAAAGGGCCCCTGCGTGAGGGGCCCGGTTTGAACGGTGAGACTTTACGGTCGCCAGTCTTCCAGCAGGCTGATGCTAATGCCCCTGACGATTCCGCCTGGCTCGTGCTCCCAGCCGGCCTTCGATTCGGTGCGGCGGAACAGCGCCTTGGGACGATCCCAGGTCACCGCGGCGCCGGCCGAGAGCGCGCTGCGCAGTGCTGGCTCGAAGCTGACGGTGATGACACCCGATGCATTTGAGGTGGCGTCGGCCGTGACCATCACGACCTGTTGCGTCAGGCCGGCGCCGACACCGAGCAGGTCGCCGGCCAGCAGCGTCTTGCTCGCCTGGCCGGCCGCCGTGACCGTCATCGACGTGGCGCCCTGAGCGGTCGCGCCGGCCGTCATCGCGCCGCGCATCGTGCCGCGCGGGACGGGCCGCCCGAAGTTCCACAGGGCCAGCTGGTTCGTGCGGCCGCGCAGCTGCATCATCAGCACCTGCCACAGCTCGGTACGCTTCAGGCTGGCCGTGATCGTCGTCTCCCACAGCGGCGCGCTGCCCTCGATGGCCTGGGCGCCGAAGATCGAGCGGAACTCGGCGTCCATGCGGCGTTGGCCCCAGCTCTGGCTGGCCACCGAGAGCCCGGTTGGTACGTTGATAATTGCCATCAGATCTTTCCTGCTCGTTGGAGCTTGTCGACCAGNTCAGCCTGCGGTTCTCGGCCATGTCGGTCTTCCCGTCGATGTTGATGTGGATGGTCTGGGTGAGCTGGCCGCCGAATCCGCCGGCGCCGCCGCGCGTGGCCAGGTTGCGGATTACTTCCGCCTGGGCTTTCGGCAGCACCATCTCCTTTTCGTGCAACTGCGTCACTGGGTTCGCTCCGGCCGGGATGTCGTAGCCACCCTCCGCCGACGCTTCGGCGATGGCCAGGCCGGCAGTCATGCCCGCGCTCGCGTAGCCCGCCACACGGATCGCCATCGCAATCGGCGTGCCGAATGCGCCGAACTGCGCCTGGGCCTTCGACGCGGCCACCTCGGTGTTCATGATGATCTCGGCCACCGCAATGGCTTTGCTCGCAAGGAACACGGCTTTGGCCAGGGCGGTCTGCTCCAGCCCCGCCTTCTGCATGAGGTTGTACAGCTGATCAGCAGCATCACCCGACATGCCGAGCATCTGCAGCTGGTTAGCGCGCTGGATATCAAGCTTGGCCCGCTCGTGCCGCGCAGTCTCCTGCTCAATCAACGCGTTCGCGGCAATCTCGTTCCCAAGCTTGGACTCGCCGAAGATTCGCAGCTGCTCGATGCGAGTGTCGTGAAATGCCTGCTCCGACTCGGCCTCGGTCATCAAGCTCAGCCGGATGTTCTCGGCATTCTGGCTCGCCTGGTCAGCGGCGCGCAGCTGTTGGTCAAGCCGACGCTGCGTGGCGTCTTCGAGGTCGAGCGTTGCGTCGATCGCGTTCCGCAGCGCGAGGGTTTCGTCGTTCGCCTGATCTACAATGCGAGCCCCGATCGCTTGATCGGGCGCCCACTCACGCATGCGCGCGATTGCGGGCGCGAGGTCGGCGGCCGCTGGCGTGGCGCCTTGCCCCCCTTCGCCCGGCACCGGCTTTGCGTTACCGCCACCGTACGCCAACTTCGTTCGGCCAGGATCCTGTGCAGGGACGATTCCTGCCAGCGCATCTGCACCGGCGGCAAGCTGCGCATCAAACCGGCACGCGATACGGCCGATCACCGCTTGCTCCATCCTGTTGGCCGGCGCGTTCCAGAGCTCGGCCAGCTTCCGGTTCGACTCGTCCACGACCGCGTTTCGCTCCGCCAGCGCCGCTTTGATCACGTCGTTCGGGTTAATTCCCTTCAGGAGGTTTTTAGCGGCGTTGATCGGGTTCGCATTCTCGGCCACAACACCCATCAACTGGATGTCCGCGATGACTGCTTGGAAGCTTCCCTTCACTGCGCCGAAGACTCGCGGGATCAACATCGCGACGTCAACCATGCGCGCCAAGCCGATCGCCACGTCGTCGGCCCAGGTATCAACGCTGGTCGTACCTGTCAGGTTGTTGGACTCGGTGGTCAGGCCCGATAAGGCGCCGATGAAGTCGTTTGCTGCTGGCAAGGCTGCTGTGACGATCGATGTCGTCATCTCGTCGTACTTGAGCTTGAGCAGGCCCAACTGATCCTGATATGCAGCCGCAGCTGCGGCCGCCTCGGCGCTGTCCCCAGCAAACTTGTCGATGCTCTCAGCGACGTCGTTCATGAAAGGCAGCAGGTCGGCCGCCGACTTGCTCATCAAGTCGGTGACGACCGCGACCTTGTTCCCGCCATCCTCGTATTCTTGCAACCGCCGGGTAATTATGACGAATGCTTGAGCCGGGTCTTTGCCCTTAAGTTCGTCGGTCGAGATCCCGATAGCGGCCAACGCCTTAGCGGCCTTACTCCCCTCCTCGTCCGTGCTGGCAAGGTTCTTCGACAGCTTGACCAGTATCCCATCGACGGCGCCCAGGTCGGTGCCGGTGAAAGCCGCCACCTTGCTGAGCTTGGACAGCGTCTCGACCGAGGAACCGGTCTTCTGCGCCATGTCGTCGAGGTCGGCCAGCGCGCTGATTGCCTTGTTCGCCTCGCCGACCAGCACGTCCACGGACAGGGCGACGCCGACCGCCCCGAGGACATTCCTCACCACATCGGCGGCCGCGTTCATCCTGCCCATCGTCTGCTCGACCGTCTGGGAAGCACGCCCCATGTCCGAGGTAAAGCGAGCGATGTTCGCTTCGAGGTTGACGACGAGCTGTCCGAGGTTTGCCATGCGGATTCCAGAAAAAGAGAAACCCGCCAGGTGGCGGGTCATTGCTGCGCTACTTCGGTGGAAGCCCAAACATCTTCGCGCGTATCAGGTTCGACTGCGCGACAGGGTCATCCAGCAGCTCGGGTTCGGGGTTTTCCTGCACCACGCTGCCGAACATGAAGTCCTCGAGCTTGTAGGGCTCGACGTCCTTCCCGCGCTGCGCATTCGCCTGCAGGGCCATCGCCGAGCCGTGCCGCCGGTCGGCGACCTCTCCACCGAAAGGCTCAAGCAAGTAGAACGCCTGCCATTCCGCGAACTCGGCCGAGTCGATCTCGGCCTGCACCTGGCGGACGCTCTTGCCGTGCGCGAGCGCTAGACGGAACCAGAATCGTCGCTCTGGTCGCTCGCGGAGTTTTTTTCCGCGTCCGGCACTGCGGCGGCGCCCAGCCCGTTGATGCGCATCGCCGCGGCGGCCATCAGGTCGAGCGCCGCCGAGCTTTTGGTGCGCAGCTGGTCGAGGTCGTCCATCGTGAACATCGGCTCGCCGGCCTCGTCGATGCACGTGTGCACCAGCAGCGCAGCGTGCACCGCGCTGGCCGGCCGCGGCTCGTCGCCGAACGAGCGCATGTATTCCTGGAAGGCGTCGCGTGCGGCGCCGGACATCACGCGGATACGGACTGCACCGTCCAGCTGGGGCACCGGCACGTCTTCGTGCCTTACGTCATGCGCAGCGAAGAACGCCGCTTTATTCAGAAGTTTCATGCGCCCTCCTTATGCCCAGCTTACAGGGCCGGAAATCTTCGTGTCGACCTTGCCCTTCAGGACGGCATTGACGCCGCCGCCGGTCGGCATGGTCTTCACGAGGGCGCTGAACGAGGCGACGCTACCGTCCGGCAGGGTCAGCTTGAACGGCGTGACCGCGCCGCTGGTGCGCGCTGCGCGCAGGGCGATCTGGCCGACGTCGGTTTTCAGGGTCTTGATCTCGAAGCCGAACTTGCCCTCGTCCTTGATGCCCGACACGAACTCCTTTGCGGTGGAGTCCAGGTCGGTGGTGTCCAGCTCGTCGGCTGCGCCGTCGAAGCCGTCGAACGACATCAGGCCGTTGATCTTCGTGTAGGTCTGCGGGGTCGCGGTGCCGCCCGAGGTGTAGGTCAGGCCGGTGGTGTCGGCGTCCAGCAGCGCGAAGGTGTTGGCGGTCTTGTTGGCGACGACGCGCTGCGTGCCGTTCAGGAGCGCGCCCATGGTGCCGACGACCGAAGCCAGGACGACGACGTCGCCGTTGTTGAGGCCATGGGCGTTGCTGGTCACGATGGCCGGGAAGCCGACCGAAATCGCGGTGATGGTCTTGGCGCCGCCGGTACCGGTGGCCATGTGCAGGGTGCTGCCTTGTGCGGAGATTCCGGACATTGTGTTTCCTTTTGACGAAAAAAAGACCGCTCATGGCGGCCGGCTGGGTGGGTGGATGATGCGGTTACTGGTGAATCGTGGCGATGTCGAGCATCGTGCGGTGCAGTTTCACTTCCGACTCGTAGCTGTCCAGCTCGAGCTGGATGACGTTCGAGATGTGCCAGGTCTTGAGGGCGGATCTCACCGCCGCGGCCCGCGCATCGACGTCACCGGCGGCGCCGTAGATATCGAGCTGGATCCGGGTTTCGCTCTCGTTGTCGGCGCCGCCGTTCTCGTCGAGGGTTACGCCCGGCACGCTGGCGACCCGGGCGAACACCGCGTAGGGCGCCTGCACTCCGTCCGGCGCTACGCCGCGGTACGCGCGGCCGTCCATGATCGGGTCGACCAGGGCGAGGAAGGCAGCCAGGATGGTCATTGGCCCCTCCCCAGGTCAGCAGCGTGCGCTTGAATACGCTCGTCGAGCTTCTCACCAATCGCTTCGACAGCGGCCACCTTTTTGGCATCAAAGGCCGGTCGCATGAAAGGCTGGGCCGGCATCTTCGCGGTGCCGAACTCGACGAATTTCCAGTAGAAGCTGTCCTTGTCGACGTTGCGCGCCTTGCCGGAGAGCCGGGACTTTTTGCCGCCTCGGGTATAGACAGAGTAGCTGGCCGTGACCAGCTCGCCTCCGCGAACCTCACGCTCACGCTTGATCTGGATGTCTCGCTTCATCTCGCCCGTATCGACCGGAGCCAGGTTGCGCGCCTCATTTCGGATCAGTGCCGCGCCTGCGCTGGTCGCTGCGCGCAGCCCGTTTTTCGCCAGCCGCGGCCCGAGCTTCTTCAGATTTTCGGCCAGCTCCTTGAAGCCTTCCACGTTCATACTGTCAGCCACGGCCCACCCCTTTCTTGCACATCAACTTGAGCGCCCTGCCCTGCTGGTCGAGCACCGCCTCGATGTCGTAGACGTCGGTACCGTGCACGACGCGCATAGCCGGGACAATCCCGGCGCGGTGCCGGATCTCGATTTCGGTCTGCACGGCGTTCTGCGTTCCGCCGGCGGCCACGTACTGGCGGCCGGTCAGGTCGCGGATGCCCGCCCAGATCTTGCCGTCGCTGGTCGTGATCACATTCGCCCATACCTCGGTCGGCGCGCCGCTGGCGTCCTTGCCGGCGACCAGCTGCTGCAGCGCGACGCGCTTGTTCAGTCGAGCTGCGATCGTCATAGGCTGGGCACCCACAGGCCGTCGAGCAGCCGATCCAGGTACTCGACATTGAACGGTTTACCCACCGACGCGCCCGCGCCGGTCGAGCTTTCGAATTGCACCTGTAACTTCGCCAGGATGTACATCTGTACTTCCTGCGGAACGGTATCGGCGCCTGGCCCATATCCGGCCGTGTATTCGNGTCGAGCTTTCGAATTGCACCTGTAACTTCGCCAGGATGTACATCTGTACTTCCTGCGGAACGGTATCGGCGCCTGGCCCATATCCGGCCGTGTATTCGACCGTCACCGCATTGACGTGCCCCTCCGTCGCCGGCCAGGCTTTCCCACGCGCAGGCACGATGTAGGCCGGCACCGTGACCTTGTCGACGTAATAGTCGGCTGGGTCAAGCGTACGCTCTACGCCGTCGGGATCCAGGAAGCGAACCGCCTCCACGCTGAACGTCGGCGCGCTGAGCTTGATCGCATCAGGGAAGGCGTCGAGTGTGATGCGCATGCCGCGGTTAACGAAAGCGCGGTGGGTCTGCTTTTCGGCCTCGGCCGTGATACCGGCAATCCAGATCCCGATCATCATGTCGAGGGACGTGTCGTCCTCGTCGATGCGCAAGGCCTGCTTGGCGATAGCCATTGTTACAGCCAGCGCCGCGGGCGCCGACGTTTTTTCTCTGCTCATCGATATGCTTTCTCAAATGCGGGTGGCCGACGGCCGCCGGTTTGCGCCGGTCGCGCCTGGTATTCACCGCGGCGCGGCGCATAGCCGGGCCCGGCCGGCGCACGGGTAAAGCTAACGCCCACGCCCAGGTTGCCAACGCCGGAAGCGACAAGCCGCGCCGAGCCGGACAGCGCCACCCGAGTCGCCAGTACTCCTGCCGCGCTCACGCGCGCGGGCGCGAGACCGGCAAGGCTGATTGCCGTCGACAGCTCGCCCAGCACGCTCGATCGCCCGGCGGCCACGCCCGACAGCGACACACCGGAGCCGGCGAGCGTGCCGGATGCGGACGACTGCAGCGCGGCGGCGCCGGCGAGCGAGATGGCGGTTGACAGGTCGCCGCTGGCCGAAACACGAGCAACGGCTGCACCTATCAGCCCGGCAGCGCCGCCGTCCAAACTGCCGGACGCAGTCGCGCGCGCGGCAGCAGCGCCCGCCAGGGCAATCCCCGTCAACAGGGAACCGGAGGCAGCGGATTGCTGGCCAGCCGCGCCGGCCAAGGCGATAGACGTGGTCAGCACGCCGGCTGCAGTGGCTTGCACTCCAGCCGAGCCCGACAGCCTGATCTCGGTGACCAGCGAGCCGCCCGCGCTTGCCTGGATCCCGGCCGCGCCGGAGAGAGCAATTTTGGTAGTCAGCGAACCGCCCGCTGTAGCGCGGAGCGCGGCAGCGCCGGCGAGCGCAGTATCGGCAATGACGCCGCTTGCCCCATTGCCCAACATCGGTTCCGGCGTGCGCTCGAGCGCGGCTGGGTCGAAAACAGCAACTTCCTCGCCTGGCGTGATGCGGTTCCACACCAGCGTGTAGAAGATCAAGCCGTCCCAGCTGCGCGCCATGTCCGCGGCGCGATTACCGATGGTCATCGGCGTAGTCGGGGCGTCGATCAGCGTGCCATTGATGACCGTGCCGAACACGGTCTGCACGCCGTTCACCCAGGCGTTGATGATCGAAACGCCGTTGGCGTATTCGTGGGTCACGCGCA